GTTCGTGAGAAGTTGATTCTTGTTCGTGAGAAGTTGATTCTTGTTCGTGAGAAGTTGATTCTTGTTCGTGAGAAGTTGATTCTTGTTCGTGAGAAGTTGATTCTTGTTCGTGAGAAGTTGATTCTTGTTCGTGAGAAGTTGATTCTTGTTCGTGAGAAGTTGATTCTTGCGATGAAATTTCATTTGATGTATCAACTGAGCTAGATGTATCATAATTTTTACACATATCTAGTTTCGATATGTTAAAATATTCATTATTTGGTGTTAAATTAAGTTTATTTTCTTCCATTATATTGTTAATAAATATTATTTACTTTTTAAATATTTTATTAACAAATATCCTATCAAGATTACAATTAAGATTGCAATTAAGATTTCTTTCCAAAAATATGTATAATATATTTTAACTGCATTACTTGAAAAATCTTCACGAAAAATTTTGTTTGTTGAATTTAAATTATATTTTTGTACCACAAAATCTAAATTGGTATTACCAGGACCATGTAAGAAATTTACTTCTTGTAAATTGTGGTTAACAAACTTGTTGTTAATCAATTTTTTACTTGTTTTTTGTGTAAACAAAGAGTCTGGAAAAATGTTATAAAATACCTTTCTTTCAACATCTATTGCTATGTAATCACAAAAAAATTTGTTTTTGTAATTACAAAATTCATTTAATATAACCTGATCATCTGTTTTAGAACTATGTAGATTTGCTTTACTACTCAATTTCTGTAACATAATCAGCAAATACTTAGCATATCCCATATATAATCCAGAATTAATGTGTATTTTATCTTTGGTATCTAATTGACAAGATGGAAAAACTTTTGTATATAAATATTTATGTAACAGTGTTTTAGGTAATGGTTCACAACTTAGTAGTATCTGTTTATTGTAAGACCTAAACCTTTCTAATAATTTGTCTTTGTTTAAGAAAATAACATCATAAGCATCCATAAAAACTACTATCTCATCAGGATTTTGTTTTTTTAAAAATTCTATCATTTTTAAATATTTGAAACCAAATCCAGTCCATTTTTCATTTAAACCCAAAATTTCGAGTTTTAAGTCGTGTTTTATAAAGCTTTCTTGTAACACAGGTAAATATCCTTTAATTTCTGTAGCAACAGTTATAAATTTCATCGTTTGTTTTTATGTAGAATTTTTTAAATCTCTTAATTTTTATTTTTAAGAAGTATTAATGCCATTGCCGCATAGTTGTGTAAATCTAATAGTGTATCTTGTATTTTCTCATCATCAACTAAAGATATTTGGTTTTGGGTAATAGTGATAGATCTTTGTATTTTATCTTCTATTCTTACTAATACACCTATCAATCCATATTTTGCAAAGGCATCACCATAATCATTGTTTTTTTTAATGAATAATTCTAATCCTTTGTCTTGTATTTCTGAAAATTGAGAAATTCTATCTTGTTGTTCCATTTTAACTACCTAGTTAATCTTTTAAGTATGCAATACATTAATTACTTCCTCAGCTATGGCTTTACTCAAATTAACAGGAACAGCATTACCAATTTGTTTATAAATTTGATTAATAGATCCTGAAAATTTATAATTATCTGGAAATGTTTGAATTCGTGCATATTCAAGTGTTTGGAGAGGTCGTGTTTCTGTTGGATGACATCTTTCTGTTTGTTTTTGAGAAGGGGTAGTCAATAAAGTAAGACTTGGTTTATTCATATCTAATCGTTTAAGAAAACCTCGTCTTCCTCCACCAGATTCATAACTTTTACCCATATATTGTTTAGCAATTTCATTGGATATATCTACCCAACATCCTCCTTCTGGAACTAATTTCATTATATCATATTTATCTTTTTTATAAACTGCACCAGGAGATTCAGGGCAATCTTCCAAAACATCTTTTAATATGGGTTTATATTTGTGTGGTTGTGGAAAATTAAATGTTTTATTTATGATATTATTTATACCTACTATAATAAGTCGTTTCCTATTTTGAGGGACAGAATAATCATTGGCATTTAATACTTTGTAACTTATATTATACTTACCTATTTTATTAATCTCATTAATAATGAGTTGTAAAGTATTTCCCTTATCATGTGTTACAAGACCTTGTACATTTTCAATTAAAAATACATTCGGGTTTAAAATAGTTATCATTTTGATAAAATGAAGAATTAATTTTCCTCTATCATCTTTTATACCTTTTCGTTTTCCCGCTTGTGAAAATGATTGACACGGAACTCCACCCATTAAAACATCTATTTTTTTATCTTTGTATTTTTCCAAATCTAAATCTACCATACTACCCTTTATAATATTTGTATCTGGATGATTCATTTTAAGAGTTTCTACACAATATTTATTTGTATCATTTAACAATAAAGCTTTGAAACCATGTTCAATAAATCCTTGACTTAATCCACCAGCACCGGCACAAACTTCTATAAATGTTAATTGCTTATTACAAGATCTCTTTTGGATTACATTGTTATTTGATATCATTGTAGTTGCCATTTTATACTATTAATAAACATTTTAATTTATAATTAAATTCAATTTTAATTAATACTTGCTGATATAGTGTTTTACAACATTAATTATTTGTGAAGAATAATTAATATTTCCAACACTGAATACTAATTTAAACAACTCTATTCCTTGTATTTTTTCAATTTCAACACCATCATAAATTATTTTTTCATGTAATTTTTTACATTTAGGTTTTGGGTTAACAATAGCCCAAACACATCGTGTTTGTGGATTTTTCTTTTTATATGTTGATAATTTATCAAATAATGCTTTTTGACTACTTGAATTACAAGTATTCCATTTATTTTTAACTTCCATGATAATAGACATATCTTTTTTACAACAATCTAATCCACTTGAATGACCCGTTCCCAAATCTTTCCAACCAAACCAATTACCTATCACTATTTGAGCCAATTCACCCTCTTTCATTTGTTTTTGTCTTTGTTTGAATGCTATTTCAAGCATTTTAATGTTTTCATTGCTATTATTACCAAATATCGTTGATTCATGTACATATTTCTTGTTTTTCCTCTTGAACAATATATTTATAAGGGTAATAATATGCTTAATATAAGGCATTAACCAATATCGTCGCTTTATTAAAGATTGAATTTTTATTATTTTATCAACATTAGCATTGTAATGTTCTCTTTTATCTTGCGTAAGTTGATAATCCATTGTAGAATTATAATATGTAAAATTTGTATTTAAAACTCAATTTTAATTTAAATCAAGTTTAAGTGTGTTAGATAATTCAGTTTATCCAAAGTCTAATATATTAGTAGATTATATAATAAATAAATTTGATTATTCTAGAATATAATTCAAAAAATTATCTACGATACAAATAAAATGAATAAACTTATGGAAATAGAATATCAAAATACTAAAATTTATATTCCTAATGTTAAATTTGGTAAAGTAATTAAAGTATATGATGGTGATACTATTACAGTTGGAACATGTATAGAAGGTGATGACAATCTTTACAGATTTTCTGTTAGACTAAAGGGTATAGATTGTCCGGAAATGAGAACACAAGATACTGATGAAAAACAATGTGCGATATTGGCTAAAAATTTTGTTAAAGATAAAATTATGGACAAAATAGTTGAATTACGAGACATAGAATTGGAAAAATACGGAAGACTATTAGCAAATGTGTTTTGCGAAGATATGTGTATAAATGATGAGTTGTGTAAAAACCATTTGGCAGTTAAATATAGCGGTGGTACAAAACAATGTCCGGAAAATTGGTTAGAATATTATAATCTAATTAATAAATGTCAAGATTAACACAACACATAATTATCACACTAATCATAGTGCTGATAGATGTTTTATGGATTACATTAGTTATGAAAAAACATTATTCAACACAAATTAGAGATATTCAAGGAGGACAAAACATGAAAACAAATGCTGTTTATGCTATTATAGCATATATATTTTTATTAATAGGACTTTATCATTTTGTATTACCTAACATATCAAAAACAAACAGATTACATGATAGTATAAAATATGGTTTTGTATATGGTGTAATAGTGTATGGTATATACGATTTTACATCAGCTGCCGTTTTTGATAAATGGAATATTAAAATGGCATTGGTTGATGTCTTATGGGGAGGTACTATAGCAACATTTAGTGCTTATGTTCTTTCTCTACTAGAATAAATAGTATTTAAAAATTCATATAAATTAATTATAATATGAATTTTTTAAATTATACTAATAAACCAGAAAATAATCAAGGTAATGTAGAGTATAAATTTAAACTAATCGAAAAAAATAATGATAGAATTAACAACTTAGTTACACAAATGAGATATAGAGTAGACGAAGGAAACGGAGAAGCAATATATGTAATAGGTATTATGGACGATGGAGAAATGGTAGGGATCACAAACCAAGAATACACTGAAACCATAAAGACTTTAAAGTCTTGTGCTGATAAAAACAATTATGTAATAAAATTACTATCAAAAACACAGAAAAATAATAAATTTGTATATGAAATTTTAATAAGAGAAAACAACAATAACGAGTACATTGATATAAAAGTAGCAGTTGCGGGTAATGTAGATTCCGGTAAAAGTAGTACAATTGGTACTCTTATTTCCGGTCGACTAGATGACGGAAGAGGACTCAATAGATTAAAAGTATTTAACCATCAACATGAAGTCAATAGCGGTAGAACTAGTTCTGTAAGCCAAAGCATTTTGGGATTTGACATTGAAAGCAATATCGTAAACTACAATGATATTGGTAAAAAAATGTCTTGGGAAGATATTGTTAAAACAAGCCAAAAAATTATATCATTTTTTGACTTGTGCGGTCACAAAAAATATTTCAAAACCACTATTCGAGGATTAACTTCGTCTTTACCAGATGTTTGTTTAGTAATGGTAGGAGGCAATATGGGACTTTCAAGAATGACTCGAGAACACATTTTTTTATGTATAACGATGAATATACCATTTTGTATAGTCGTTACAAAAATGGATTTGTGTGAAACAAGAAAAAATGTATTGAAAGAAACAACAGAAAAAATTAATAAGTTACTTAAATTACCAGGTGTTAGAAGAATTCCTTATAATGTAAACAAATTTGATGATGTACTTGTTGCTAGCAAAAACATACACAGCGAAAGCATTGTACCTATTTTTAAAATATCAAATGTAACTGGGATTGGTTTAGACAATCTCAAACATTTCTTAAATTTATTACAAAAAAAACAAAACAAATCGAAAGATGATAATGTAGAATTTTACATAGACACCATATTTAATGTAAAAGGAGTAGGAATTGTGGTAGGTGGTAACATCACATCTGGTACTATAAAAACTGGTGATAAACTATTATTAGGTCCCATAATGGGAAAATACAAACCTATTACTATCAAAAGTATACACGATAAAAAAATGTTGGTTGACAAAATTAGTTGTGATAAATATGCTTGCTTTTCTATCAAAAAAATACAAAGAAATGAATTACGGAAAGGACAAGTTATTATTAATGGACCACCTGTTTGTGTTACAGAGTTTGATGCTGAAATTTTGATTTTAAAATCGAATCATACAACTATTAGAGTTGGTTACGAACCTGTCTTACACACAGGTTCTATTAGACAAATAGCAAAAATCATAGATATTTCAAACAAAATCAATTATAGAAAAACTACTGATAACGATGACAATATACTGAGAACTGGTGATAAAGCAAATGTTAGATTTAAGTTTAAGTTTAGATCAGAATTTATGAAACCAAACACAAAAATTTTATTTACAGAAGGAAATATAAAAGTTGTTGGTGTTGTAAAAAATGTTTTTCAATAAATATATTTAAATAATCTAAATATATTTATTCAACTATCCATGTTACAAAATTTATTATAGGATCTAGTGTTAAATATTCACAAATGTTAGAATAACCATTACTACTTAGATATTCCTTTATTTTGTAATTTATCAATAAACTGGCATCTACTATTTTTTTATTGTGTTCAAAAAATAACTCTTCTGGTGTCTTTTCCCTTTCAACATCAGAATGTGATTCCGATGGGGTGTCTACTTCTCCTATTATTCCATTCGTTTCAACGGAATTAAACTGTTTAATTGCATTATATGTATACGAACTCATTTCATTATAGTTATATAATTTTATTCTTTAATTAAACTATCAATGTATTTCGACGAATGACTATAGAGCAATTTTGATAAATTATGAAATGTTCTTGTTTTATCTATACCAATTTCTGGAAAATAATCTTTTATAATCGATTCAATTATATAATAAATATCGATTAATATGTGTTGATAATGGTTATGCCATTTTTTTCTAGTAACACAGCTTTGTTGTTTTTTCGGTACTGTTAAATTATTAATTTCTCGAGTCTTTTGTTTAGGAAAAGTTTTGATTGGTACAATTATTTTATTAGTTTCTCTAGATTTTTCTCTAGACTTGTTTTTAGGCATGTCTTTAGGTAAATTTTTGAGTGGTATAATTTTTGACATTGTTTGTATAATATTATAAGTAACACCCTTTTAAATTATACAAACAATGTTAATTTCTATTTATAAATATTTATAAATATATAAAATGAAAACATCAATTGAAAGTATAACATTACATGACACATCTAGTGATAGTGAAAGTGAACAAGAAATAATAGAACTAACTCAACAAAACTTGTCTCGACTTATATTAGATTTGTCTATTCCTACTAACACGAGAATACGATACTTAGACGAGTTTTTTAAACTATACAAAGACGATTCAACATTTGAATTGTTGTGTACTCAAGAAGGTATGTATATGATGAGCGAATCCTCAGTAATTAAATCTACCTTACTAATGATATGTCAAAACAGCAATTTATCTTCAATGTTGAAATTGAAATGTGCTAATATTTTGGTAGACTATGATAACGAATACAATGCCTTAGACATAGTGTGTAGCGACTTCGATAATATAATTTCATCATCTTGTAAAGTAGATGCTATTGTTACTCTATATAGAAATGAATGTTACAGAGAAAATGCCAAAAAATATTTTATAAATTTTATTAATGATTTAACAATGAAATCAGAGTTTAGATACAAAACAATACTATCAATAGAAAAGTTTATATTAAATCAAATGATAGAAAACATGATCGAACACCAAGACAAAAACTTTTTTATGATTATTTACGATAAACATAAAGACATTATAAATAATTTATTTGATAAATCTTTTACATTTAATGTATTGTATGAAAAGAGAAAACGACTTTTTAGAAAGATTTTATCTAATATTAGTTATACTGATGTAAGGTATCTATATAAAATGGAAATAAAAAAACCTATATTTTGGGAAGATTTACTTTACAATCTGCAATTTAATTTTTTAATAAATGAAAACAATAGTGATCATTACACAATTTTATCTGGACAATATTTATTACAATTTTATTGTGAAAACAACATGAATCTTAGTCTAACAATTCAACATATTATGTTAACTATCGCAGAGGATACTACTAGAGATTACAATACAAGAGCTGATGCAGCAGATACTATACTAACATACTCTATTAACACAGAGATATTAGAACAAGCTCAATCAATAATTATTCAACTAGGTATTACATCACAAAAAGACATTACAGTTTTCGATAACAAACAAAATGTTCACACACAAGAAATTGAACAATCAGCAATACAAATACTAGAATTTCTTAACAACACAACAATCAAAAAACAAATAACTTTTGAAGATGTTTCATTAGAAATAAGTAAAATGTTGTCGATAAACAAACAAGAAACTCATGTTGATAATAAACCAACAAAGACGACTTGTAAATTTTGTGAAAGCTATTTAATTAATGATAAATTTTGTAATTCAACTTGTGAAATGTTGTTGGATAAGCATGAGAAAATTGAGGTTTCTTTGAATAGGATCAAGTTGGATAGATGTTTGTATTCTAAGTTTAGTAATACTTTAGAAAACATTTTGTTGAAAGTATGGAATTATATTTCTACGAGTGAGTTTAAAGAAGAACTAAAAATTCGTTTATTAGATGAATTACAAGACATGAGTGGAACTTGCTCTAGTGGATTTTTAACTAGACTGGTAAATGTAATTTCCGGTTATGAAGATAATTTAAACATAAAAATTTCATGGGAACAACAAATAATAGCTAATTTTGTAGGTAGAATGAATTATCAACTCAAACAAATAATTAGAAACAACAACAATAGTTTATTTGTTGATAAAATAGATGAAATTGTATTAATATGGTTAAATAATTGGGAAAACGAAGAATTACTCAATAGTTTAAAACAACAATTAGAAAAAGATAGTAACACGGATGAGAAAAAACAACTGGTTTCTTTATTTTTACAAGATGATAAAGAAGCCAAAATACAAGAATGTTTCATGGAATTTACTAACAACATAATAGAGGAATTATCTGGTAATATGTCTAGATATGATTTAAGACAAAACTATAATTTATTTTTTAATGTAAGTTGTGATAAAATTAGAATAGAACTATACGAAGAATTTAAAGAATACATAACAGATGTTGATTTTGATTTATATTTCAAAAAAGCTATCATCGCATACGAAGGTACTATTTAACATTATAATATTTATTAGAAAAAACAACAAATAAGTCTACCCAATCCCATATTACATTTTTATCATCATCATCTAGTTCTCCAGACAACCATAAATTTTTTAGGAGATTTATATTTTCTTCGTAATCACCAAACATTTTTATCTGTTCTTCATCGTAATTACCTAACATTTCTAGTATGTTGTAATTGATGAAAAATATATCGTTTCTTTCTGATATCATTTTTTTGATTTCTTGATCGTTACGGTTTAATAAATCATTGAAAATATACACTACTTGTTCCATATTAACTTTGTTTGCTACTACAAATCTACACAAAACAAATGGTGCTCCTTTTGATGGAAACTGAGCTATTAGTTCATCAAAAAAAATTATTAATTGTTCCCGAAACTTATTTAAAATTTTTTGTTTACTGCTCATAGTTAGTTATTATATTATATTGTGTTATTCTTTAAGTTTTCCAAAACAACAAAATTTATGGTTACTGTATTTTATATCTAAGATGATTAGTTCAACACAACTCATCTCATCTATTGTGGTGTTATTAGTTATATGACGAAATACATTATGTGTTTTATCATATTTGTAATTTGACAGTGTTTTAGTAGATATCAAGACTTTTTGAATGTTTAAAACATCAACAAATATACCATCTTTGAATATCATACACACATTGCCTTGTAATTCTTGATTTTTTTCAGGTTTAAACACCTCTGCTTGAAATAAAACATTAAATATATTTTCTTTGTTATCTAGTATTTTTATTATATTTTTAACACAAAGAATATAACCATATTCTTTACAACAAACTTGTTGAGTTTCTTGTCGTATTTTATCAATCAAGTGTAACATTATGTTTGAATTTAAATAACAAGATTCTATGTATATCCTTTTGTTTATCTCTATTAACATTTTTAATTATATAATTTATCTATTAAATTACATAATAAAATCATTTTTAAATTGCGAATAACCTTCTGAAAACAATTCTTGAATTATTGTTGAGTCGATATTAAAGTTGACAAAATTTACTTTATTACATTTTATGTAGTAAATTTTATGATTTTGTTTATCTTGTATAGATTTCAATTTGTTATTGTTTAATTCAATTACAGGTATCAACAATATGTTGAATATGTAATCTAATGTGTTGGTAGAATTAAAATTTAGTTGTCTTTTGTTGGCTACTAGTCCTAATATCGATGTACCAAGTTTGTAAGCAACATCTATAGGGAAATTATTACATACACCACCATCCATATACTGCATATCATTATAGAAAAAATTATCAAATATAAACGGTAAATTAGATGTCATTCGTAGTGCGGTTAAACAATCTAAATCACCATAATTACAATGCGATATTTCTTGACTTTGTTTTAATGTCATATTGTATGTTATTAAAACTAAAACCTTGTTAAATTTAGTATATAAATCATTAAGTGTAGGTATGTATCCTATTTTGTTTAATGTCATTTGTTTTAGATGTTCGAAAATATATGTAGCACTATAGGCACCTTTACCTTGAAACATATTTTCTAAACTAAACTTATCCATTTTTGTAAAAACATTATTAGAAACCAAATATATAATTACATCAATTGGTTTATAACCAATTATTAATAAATATGAGATAATTGCTCCAGATGATGTTCCTATATATTTATCTATTGTCAATAGCTTATCGTTTTCATATAAAAATTGTAAAGCTCCTAAAAGTAAAATCCCATTGATAGAAGATCCTCCTAAAACAATCGTATCATAACTACTAGTCATTATTTACTACTACTTCTTCTTTCTTTAAAATGTCTTTCAAATATGTACTTAATTAAAAACAAGATTACCACTAATAATACAATTATTATAACTATACTTAGTGTATTGTTATTATTATAAAATTTTGAACAAATAGGGCACATCATAATGTGATCGGCAATAGTACGACAACTAATGTTATCACAATCTTTATCTAAATTTTCTTTTACATACATTTCTTTTGGTATATCTTTATCATCTATTTCTATCATGTGTTGTTGCTGCTGATTTCCCATCATGTGCTGCTGCTGATTTCCCATCATATACTGCTGCTGATTTCCCATCATTTGCTGCTGCTGATTTCCCATCATTTGCTGCTGCTGATTTCCCATCATTTGCTGCTGCTGATTTCCCATCATGTGATAATCGTTCATAGAATTCATCATGTTATTATTTTGCATACCTGCCATTTCTGAAGGAACATGTTTATTTACAATATGTTTTTTTCTTATCTTTTGTTGTAAAGATGTATCTTCCATATCATCTAAATCTAAATAATCTATAGATGTAGTTCGCATTGGTCTTTGCATTATTTATTATATAAAAATAATATTATAAAAACATTATATCATTGGTATCAATAATACTATCATTAAACACAAAATCATAAGCTTGATATAATCCTACATCTTTTTCATTTAATATTAAATTATTCAATATTTCATTAAAGCTAGATTCTACTTTTTTGTGTTGTATTTCGTTAAGTTTTTTATGTTTAAATACAACTTTTGTACCATCTTCTACTATTTGTTTGTATTGTTGAGATTTCTTAAATGTTTTGAATTCCTCATAGTTACCACTAATTGTTAGTTTAATTTTGTCGTTGGTTTGTTTTTTTGTGTAAGTATAGACATCTTCTACATCCATATAGATTATTTGTTTTCTAGGTAATTTTAAATCAATCTCATCGCATACATATCTATCTTGGTCTACATAAAATGTTAAACTTGCTATAATATTTTTTTTGCTTTCACCAAAAGCATGTTGTAATGCTGAACCAGTATAGTATATATTGTCTTGTGGTTTTTGTCTAGAATGGATATGACCTGATATAACATCAGGTAGTGATAAATCCCATTTATCACCTTCTTCTGAAGTTATTGCTCCCATTTTACATCCAAAAAATTCTTGATGAGCAAAAATACATTTGCTCGTCTTCCAAATATCACCAATTGTATTTAAAGCTTCTTTGAATCTACCATTAGGAACATAAGGAGCAAAAATAAATAGTTCACTATTGGTTTGGAATGATATAACTCTATCTACAATTGTAACATTTTCCCATTCTTTCATCCCATTCAACCAATGATTATCAGATAAAAATTGTTGATTATTACACATATCATGATTACCTACTAGTACAAATGTTTTAGTTAGTTGTCTGACTTTGTTTATAAATTCATATGCTTTGTTTAATGCGAGTGTGTGTAGTCTTTCGTGAGTATGTAGGACATCTCCCAATATACATACAAAATCAGGTTTTATTTCTATTATTTTGTCTAATAGTTTTTCTATAAACATGTTAAATTCTGGAATATTATTAGTTTGAATATGAGGATCACCTATACATATTACTTTTGTTTTTGACATAATTATATTATCTATATTATTAATATAAAAAATAATTTTATATTAATAAATGGCAAAAAAATCAAAAAAAAATAAATCTATAAAAAAATGTAATCATGATTCTGATTCTGCTTGTATTAAATGTACAAGAAATATAGTTTCTCATGTTTCTGATACTGGTGAATCTAAAGGGGAAGAATACCTAGAAGAAAATTCTAATCTTGGTGATTTTGCTGGTACTGGTGATGTTGCTGGTGAGGATGATATTCTTTCTGGTGTTTATATTACTAATAATGAGTATTCTCAGATATGGAATAATAAATATTTACACTCAACTAAAAGACACGAAAATCATTCTATAAATTTTTCAGATCATAGAATATTAGAATCCCAAGATCCAAATAATGCAAATGTTCATTATATTACATTTAATACAGAAAGATATCAAGAATTATCACATAGATTAGATAAAAATTTATCACCAAGACAAATAACCGTTGCAATGAATGAAAAAAACAAAGGTATTTTTAACATATTACAAAATAGATTAAATGTGTTAAATAATACTGACATTACGACAATAATTGTAAATCTTCAAGAATGTGATTGTTCTCTTTACTTAAAATTATTTAATTTACAATTTAATAATAATTTTCCTGATGTTACTCGATTAGTACCACAGACATTATATGAACTTTTTCCTACAAAAACCGACTATTCTCCCGGAAGACATTACAATGAAAGTTGTTTTGTTACATTAATATTTTATAAACATAAATCATCAGATTCGAGAAGTGTATACGAAAGTTTATATAATACAATGCTAAAAAATAAAGAAGAAACATATAAAAATCGTGAAATAAGATTATCTAATAAGATTAATAATACAAATATAGACAAAACAAAGAATTTGTTAAATACAGAACCTATTTTAGTTTATAAACGAACATATAAAAGTAAAAAACATGGTATACAACCAGGAACTACTTTAATAAAATGTAAAGGAATAAGAATTATATACGACTATACTATTGTATTAAACTTACATTTAGACCAAAAATATAGTATAAAGGATTTAAAAAAAATCAAAGATAATAATTCGACAATATTTGATGATGTTGGAGAACAAATAATTAGTGATGAAAAATTAAAAAATATAATTATCGAAGATTATTATTCTAATCATAATCATATTCCTACATATTATGAATTACAAGACCAACTTAAATCAGAAAAAAATAATTTAGAAACAGAAAAAAATAAATGTTCTATATTTGAAAAAAAATTAAAAAAAGTAGAAAAAGAGTTGTCTTCTGAAATTAATAATTTCCGCCAATTTAAATTGGCAGAAGAAGAATGTAGAAGACTACTAAACGAAATTATTATAATTGACAACGGATTAAGTTCTAACAGATATAAAAAGAAATCACAAAAAAACTTGATTATACAAAGACAAAAACATCAAGACGATTTTTATGATGCAGTAGTCGGAATATTTCACGACCAAGATAAACAAGAAATTTTACACAAATTGTTTCATAGTGATAAAGATGATCTTACCAAACTAGATGACGAATTTGATTTTGAAGTTAAACAAACACCCGAAGTTTTAGACTACGTTTTAACAAAATCTATTGAATCACAAAAGAAAACTCTAACAAACACGAAAAAAAGATATAAGTTTACAAAAAATCTATATAATGAATCTGCTGAAAAAATAAATGAAATTGAAAAAAGTATAAAAATATTAACGCCTATCATAGAAAACCCTGATGAATATAAATTCATTATTCTCGATGAATACAATGAGGATATTAAAGTAAATGGTATTAAAAAAGTTTATGCTGGTGATTTAAATTTAAGATGTAATAGATTTAAACAACAAATTATTAATTTGTTAAATTCTGATAATTTAAAATTAGTATGTGATCATCTAGACTATATTATTATTAAAACATTATACTAATATATTGTTAAAATACAATTTATTATTTAAAAATCATAATTTTTAAATAAATGGAAGATAATAGCCATGAAATAATAAGTAAACTCAAATTTTTAGGAAAGATTAAAAAAGGTGAAAAAATTAACACCAGATATATGTATGTTCAACCTAACGGAATCAGTACAACATTTTCTAGAACATTTCTATACCAAGATAACAGAGGAAATGCATTAAACTTTGTACAAGAAACAATCTACAGAGCATTTGAGCTTTTAATTAGTTATGATAGACTCAATACAAACGATCCTAAATATTTGATAGGACAACACATAGTACACGATTTAGATAAAGCAACAATAGGTTTACAAAACTTAAAATTTACATATGTTTCAGATACAAAATTTTGTTGTGATATGGACACTTTACTACAATTAATAGTCGCAAAATTACAAAAATACAAAAAGAAAAAAGAAAAAACAGAAGAGAAAAAATACGATTCATCATCAGAAGTTTATTCACATGAAGAAGACTCATACGAACAAGATAAACATAATTAGACATTGACTACATTATCATATTTACCATTGATAGTTTGATGTGCTATTATCAATGTATATTTCCCTTTAAAATTTTGTTTAATAGATTCGATAATTTCTTCGTTCAAGTCTTGATCTAAACTCGATGTACATTCATCTAACAACATGATAGGACTACTAAATATTTCTCCTAATGCTAGTGTAAATGCTAATATAACTCTACTTATTTCACCTCCACTCAACATAGATAAATCTGCTTCCATACTTTTATAATTAATTAACAAATTTATTTGTGGTTTAATTTTTTTAGATGTTTTCTTATAAGTTTGTAGTTCTACTATAATCGGATTTTCACTAAAAAAATTATCGAGATACATTTTAGCATGTATGTTAATAAGATTAATAATGTTAATCATATACACACTTTCTGCCTCAATAATCTTTTCCTTGAGTTTTAACGATGAATTATATTTATTTCTACACGAAATTTCTAATTGTTCTAATTGTTTAATTTTCTGATTTAGACTATTGTAATTATCTAATTCTGATTTATATTTTTTCCAATATTCTATCTTTTGTAATAAAAGTTCAAATTTAGTTTTTTCTTGAATTGTCTTAGTGATATCTTGTGCTTGAATAGATATCATTTCTTCGACTTTTTCCGCATTTCTGATTTTTTTATACTTTAGCATATGAGATTTCTCTAGTCTAGAGATTTTACTGTTAATATCAATCAATTCTTTTTGTTGTTTCTCTATTTGTGTGGTGTTTATTTCCAAATCATGTTTTAATGTGTTTTGTTGTATAATGTCATTTCTTAACGACTCTTCATCATTAATATCAAACTCTAGCAATTCAACTTCGGTGTTTACATTGCTATTACACAAAGATTCTAGTCGTTTCTGTTTCTTTTCTAGTTTTCTTTTGAAATTAAAATACGATGATGATAAATTTTTATTTGTAATATTTTCTACTATTTCATTTAGTTTGTTTTGATACATTTTTTGTTGTGTTTTGTAGTCTTCAAAATATTTAATATCATCGTCAACTTGGTCTACACTTATTATTTCTTCATACATTTGAGTTATATCATCAATTTTTTTGGTTAATTCAATATTGGATTCTAGTTTTTTCTTGTTAGAATAGTTTTTATTTTCAAGTAAACTAATTTCATTAGATATATTTGTAATAGCACTAGCAATTGTGTCTCGAGTTTCATTATTACTTTCGATATAGGTTGCTGTGTATTTAACCAAACGATCTGTTTCTAATTTCAATACAACATTACAGCATGGACATTCATATGTATTTTGCTGTTTTTGTAACTCTTTGTAATATTTGAGTTGTTGTTTGAGACGAATTATTTCATTTTCATTGTCTGTTATTTCTTGTTGGTCTATGGTATTTTCACTGATTTGAGATTTGTACATTTCTATTTTTAACATATCAGCTTTAAAACTTTTGAGTTCTTGTAAATTTGTGTTTAAATCTTGACTAGACATTTCTTTCCACAACTTTTTTTCTAGTTTAAGTTTTTTGAGATTTAAATGTTCGATTTCTTCTTGATACATATCATCCAAGCTTGTCTTACCTTGTTTTATCTCATCTTTTAATAGTAAAATTTTCTTTGATATTAAAAATAATTCTAGTTTTTTTTGTAAAGACGACAAGCTATCATCGCCTTTGTATTTTTCTAAGATTTCGTCTCTTTCTTTGTTTTTTTCCATTATATCATTATTGATTTTTTCTATTTGTTGTTGTTTGTTAGCTAATTCTGTTGATAGAATCATTATATTACTTAATTGTTTTTTGAGCTTTTCTAGTTTGTCGTTTAGTTTAACTAATTTTTGTTGTTGTTGTCGAGATCTGGTTTCTACATTTTTGATAACTACAGGTATTTGATTTGGTTTACATTTAACAGGAAATACAGACTTAGTTGGATAGATCATGTTATTAAATATCTGTCGTGTCGTATCTAACTTAGTACTAGAGATTGACAAATTTTGACTACAATCACTTATGTATCTTTTTAGTTTTAACTTGATTTCTGATAGGTTTACATTGTTGAATGCTATGTTTTCGATAAAATTTAACTTATCAAGAGGACTCATCAACACAAAATTTTTGTAAGAATTTTGAGCAATGTAGCTACATATATCGAATTTTTCCCCAAACTTTTCATTTATGATATGCTGACCTGATTCATCTTCGTAAACATCATTTACTAAAAGTCTGTTGGGTCTTCTTGTTCGAACTATTTTTATATTATCTAAATGTAGTTCTACTTTACAACTAGTTTTTCCATAACTAGGTAGTTTAGTTCCGTTATTAGTTATAGCAAAATTAATCGCTAAAAATATAGTAGATTTACCAACACCAGAAACTCCGGAAATTAAACTTAATCCTTCGTTAAATATAAATGTTTTATCTTGATAACATCTAAAATTTTTCAATATCAATTTCATTTTACTTTATATTAACTTAATAATTAGATAAATAATCAATTTTAATTAAAATTGATTTATCTATTAATAACAAAGTAAATATATATTATATCAACAAAATGAAAAAATCATATTCACAAGCATTTAATAAAGATAATATTGTAATAGGAATTAGTGGAATAATAGGTGTAGGAAAATCTACATTAACACAGCAATTATCTGTTGCTATGAATGCCGAGTCTTTATTTGAACCAGTAGAAAGCAACCCATATTTAACTCATTTTTATCAAGATATACCAAAGTATGCTTTTCCTATGCAAGTTTTCTTGTTAAACCATAGGTTTACACAACATCAACAAATGGTTTGGTCTAAAAAAAATACGATTCAAGACAGAACTATTTATGAAGATGTAATTTTTGCTAAGATGTTGTATGAAGATGGTCACATAAGTGAATTAGATTTTAAAACATACTGCGATTTATATCACAATATGTCAAATTTTCTACACAGACCAGACTTGATCATCTACTTAGATGTTGAACCAGAAGTAGCATTAGATAGAATAAAACTAAGAGAAAGAGATTGTGAATCAAATGTTCCTATTGAATATCTACAAAAACTTAAGCAAGGTTATGAAGAATGGCTTGAAGATATACAACCAAGAATTCCTGTCTTAAGAATAAACTGGAATGAGTTTCAATCTATTGATTATGTAATTAATGAGATTAACAAAATCACCAAAAAAACTAAAGGATTAATTGTTTAAAGATTCTAATGAATATATTATAAATGGATGTTAAATGTAGTATATGTTTAGACAATATAGATAATAACTATGTTTTAACAAAATGTAATCATTATTTTCACTTAGAATGCTATATACAAAATTTAAAATATAGAAACACATGCCCTAATTGTAGAAATAACATAAAAACTTTAGTTGTTAAATATATGGTTAAAAACACTAAATTATCTCTAATATACAATAATAAATTAGATTTGATTGGTTCTATTCCTATTTGGATTTTTAATTAGTTATTATAATTTAAAAAAATTATAATAATTACTAAATGACTTTAACATATAAACATTACAAAAATAATAAGTTAGCAGTTTGGGGTGATTTTGATAAGTACAAAACCCCTCTTAAATCAATGGGTGCTAGATGGAATCCAAGAATGAAAGGTGGAAAAGGTTGGTTGCTACCTATTGATCAAAAAGAAAAATTAGACGAATTGATCAATAGTCTAGAAGAAATTACTTTTATCAATCAAGATTTACCCCAACAAAGTTTAAATAATAAACCTATGTTACAAGATACAAATTTAGTTAATGAAAATATTATACAAGATAAACCATTAGAAATAGTTCAGGATGAGATAATTGATGTTGAGAATCAAGAAAGACTTGAGCATGAGAGACTCGAGCATGAGAGACTCGATCAAGAAAGACTTGAACATGAGAGACTCGAGCATGAGAGACGCGAGCATGAGAGACTCGAGCATGAGAGACTCGAGCATGAGAGACTCGAGCATGAGAGACTCGAGCATGAGAGACTCGAGCATGAGAGACTCGAGCATGAGAGAAAAGAACATGAGAGAAAAGAACATGAGAGAAAAGAACATGAGAGAAGAGAGAATGAGAGAGAACAAGAAAGACTTGAGCAAGAAAGACTTGAGCAGGAAAGACTTGAGCAGGAAAGACTTGAACAGGAAAGACTTGAGCAGGAAAGACTTGAACAAGAAAGACTTGAGCAGGAAAGACTTGAACAGGAAAGACTTGAACAGGAAAGACTTGAACAAGAAAGACTTGAGCAGGAAAGACTTGAACAGGAAAGACTTGAACAAGAAAGACTTGAACAAGAAAGACTAGAGCAAGAAAGACTTGAGAATAAGAGAAAACAAGAAAGACTTGAGAATAAGAGAAAACAAGAAAGACTTGAGAATAAGAGAAAACAAGAAAGACTTGAGAATAAGAGAAAACAAGAAAGACTTGAGAATAATAGAGAAAAAACCATATTTGAATATGAAAAACAGAGACTTATGAAAGAAAGCCAAGAACATAGTTTAAGATTGCAAAATTGGGAAAAAGAACTATTAGATAGAGAAAGAAAGTTGTTATTAAAAGAAAAATTATTATCTGAAAAAACACAAAATAATAATTTAGAACTATTAGATAAAGAAAGAAAGTTGTTATTAAAAGAAAAATTATTATCTGAAAAAACACAAAATAATAATTTAGAACAATTAGAAACACTTAAAAAACAAGAACATAATATAACTAATGAAAGAAACAAATTGAATAAACTGCTATTAAGATTTAACAATGAAGAAGACCAAGATATTGACAATTTAGATACAAGAGAATCCAAAAAAGATAAAAAAAGAGAATCTAGAAAGTCTCATAGAGAGAAGTCTCATAGAGAGAAGTCTCATAGAGAGAAGTCTCATAGAGAGAAGTCTCATAGAGAGAAGTCTCATAGAGAGAAGTCTAATAGAGAAAAGTCTCATAGAGAGAGACCTAGTAGAGAGAAGTCTCATAGAGAGAAGTCTCGTAGAGAAAGAACTAACAAAGAGGAGTTGTAATAAATAATAAATTAGTTAATATTTAGTATTAATAAATAATGAATAAATATACTGTTTTATTAATACTAAACTTGTTAATTTTATGTGTAATATTGCTACAATATTACGGTATAATAAGGTACATAAAATTACACTTAAATAGCACAGAAAATTATATTGAAAATTTTAAGAAACTAAAATCTAATAAAGATAAAAAATTATCAGTATTTATCAATACATCTAAAGACAATTTACATAAGCTTAAGCCTATAATAAACTCGTTATTAGATCAAACTATAAAAATTAATGATATAAGTCTAATAGTAAATCTAGAAAATGCTGATGATTATAATAGTTTACAAATACCTAGTTATATTAAATTAACTAGTAATGTGATTCCGAGTTATGACAACAGTAATCTGTTACAAAAAGTTTTTACTCACGAAAAAAACAAGAATACTATCTTGTTAAAGTTAGATGATAAAAAAGTATATGGCAAAGATTACATAGAAAGCTTATTAGATGAATATAAAAAGTGTAGTAGTGATGAATCTGTTGTAATGTGTGGTGATGATATGTTACTTAAAAACAGTGGTAATTTACCTGATTCTAATAAAGGAAATGTTAAAAAAATAAATTATAGTGAAAATTATAGTTTATTTTTTTAACAAAAAAAATACTCAAAACACATAGTAAAGTGTTTATTAAATTTAATAAGATTATTAAATTTATTTTGTTTAATACAATTAATGTTAATCCATCCAATTCCATTCGCATCATTATCTAGTATGTGGTTTTGAATGTTAACATTACATTCTTTCATATTTATATAAAAATACATATTGCTTGATTTTATCTGAATAGAATTTTGTGTATTAATTTGATGTTTTTCTAACATAATACCTGTTTCTTCATAAAGTTCTCTAATAGCACAATCTACAAATGTTTCATTAATTTTAAGTGAACCTTTGGGAAATCCCCATAAATTACCACGAGATTGTATAATTAATAATTTGTTTTGTGTTTTGTCATGTACTATAACCCCTGCTTTCTTTCTTTTTTTGTATTCATAATTGTGTTTTTTAGAATACTCTATACTCATAAGACTACAACATTTATCTTGACATGTATAGGTAGTTGTCATAAATAACTCTATATTTTATGTTTATTGTTCTTTAAATTTTATATATAATTGATGTATATACAATTGTTGTTTTCTTCCTATTCTATTAGCTCTTCCTATAATCTGTATTTTTGTGTCTTCAGAAAGTTGATTATATAGTATAATATCTGTTGTTTTTTGTAGATTTATACCTGCTCCATCTGTGCTAGAATTAAGCAACATGGTTGAAACAATTCCATTATTGTAATCATCAATTTGTTTTTGTCTTTGTTTATATGTTCCTTTGATAGTGGTGTATGAAATATTATTTCTGTCTAAAACTTTATTAATGTTTTCCAATGTATTTTTATATTGCGAAAATATAATGAAACTACCTTTCTCTCTAGACAATATAATAGATACTATCGTTTCTAACTTAGTTTTTGTTTGAGACTCTTGAATCAGTGTTGATGTTTCTAGGTTGCTTTCATACATAATAAGATTTTCTTTGTTAATAGTTGATCGACACAACGGACAGCTATCTTTTTGTTCTAACCATAGTAAAATACATTTTCCACAGAAAAAGTTGTTACAGTTAGTTTCCAAAATTGGTTTGTGAATAGTATCCATACATATATTACAAATTGATTTATTTTGTTGTAGTTTTAATTTAATATTTCCTAATTGCTTAATAATATTTTGTTTTTTTTCTTTATATTTTTCTACTTTTTTCTTGTTGTTTTTCTTGATAAAGTACTCAATATCCATATCTAGGTTCATTATTTGTTGTGTCTTTTGTTGTGTAATAACTTTTATGATGTTATCTGTTGTTTTACAACCTAATTGATTCATGACATCTTGTATGTTGTCTGCTTCTATCATGTTATACAAATTTTTGTCGATAGAACCTTTAAGTGTGGTTAGTACATTGTTTTTACAATAATATTTTTCATATATAACTCCTGGTAACTGATACGATTTTTCAATAAAATCTTTGCTGTTTTTTATGATAACATATTTAAAATGATTTTCGAAATCACACCATAATTCTCCTATAATTTTTTTCATAAAACTTTTCTTACAATTTTTGTGGTTGTATATAATGTGTTCTGGTGTAGAAGAAATTAACCAAGTAAAACCTGCTACAACATCTTTCATACTTGGTACTTTAATATGTCCTGGTTCATCGTATATAAACCTTTTCCATGCATAGCCTTCATAGCATTCTATTACTTTATTATACATTGATGTATTAACCAAAATACAATCGTAGTTTTCAGGAATTATTGATTTCAATTCTTTATTGTTTGTTATTGTACTAAAAGATAAACTAGTTTTACTTAACTCATTTATCCATTGAGCTATTATAGAATTGGAAACCAAAATTAAATTGGTTTTTAACCTGTAATAGCTAACTTTATGTATTTTTTTAATTAAATTAGCAGACTCTAAAATGTAATGTTTTTTTGTAAAATTTTGTGTTGTATCCCATTTCATTTTATCTCTAGACAACAAACCTAACATAGAAAATGTATTATGAGTCACCGTTAAATCTTTTAGTAAATATCTATGGTTATTTCCTATTGTGAAACCATAATAGGTATCATAATTTAACGGTTCTATCGTTATTTTAGATAAAGAGTAATCTATATCCGTGTAATAGTCTAGTTTTTTAAGAAAATTTAGGTATAAGTTTGATGCGAATTTTGAATTATGAATTTTTATCTCGTAACTAGATATAATTGTTACATATATTCCTAAACTCCTACACAAAAAAACAACAATATTGATAATAGCCTCATCGCATAAACAAATTTCATAATATGTTTGATTTTGTTTACCTATACAATCAATTATCCCTGATAGAAACAACAACCGAACTTTACTTGAATTAAAAATATAATTGTTAATTGATTCATCTAGCTGATTTGGTTGACAAAAAAATACAGACTTGAAATGTATGTTTTTCAACAATATATCTTGTTGAGTAAAATCATACACTAAGTAGATACCTTTGAAATATGGATCAAATTGTGTTGGTTTTTGTTTAAATTCGAGTTGAGATTTATATCCAACAAGATTTTGCTTAAATTCATCATCTAGTTTTAAATAGTCTCGCAAACAAATATCTATTTTGTTATCTACATTGATTTTATCATACACATTTTTGATAATAGTCTTTAACGAATCGTAATCAATGTTATTTTTAGAATACTTAACTTGGTCGAAATTCAACTTTGACTTACAAAAAAATTTTATGATAAAATGATCTTGAGTTTCTATTAGTTGTTTGCTTTTGAAAACTTGTAACGACAAGATATGAGATTCATTAACGGTGTAATCACAACCATACTCTTGATGTATTTTATACATTTTTTCGCTACCTGAAGTAATACTTAAAACTTTACGAGATTTACTATCATCGCCCATCAACAAATCACCAACTTTGATATCTTGTACTTTTTTTAAACTACAATCGTACATTAAAATTTCAGTGTTTTTCCCGTGACATTTACCAGAACCAACAGGATCAGCAAAAACACCAATTGATGTTTTGATTGATTTATTGTTGTCTCTTAGCACTATTTCATTGTTTTCTAAATGTTCTAAATTATATATAGACGACAATTGGTGTTTATATAGATTTACACTTAAATTTTCTGGTTGTAAAACAATTTTTTCACAAGTATCCATTATTTCCTATTTACTATTAATTATTAAATAGAAAATTAAATTTATTTATATGTTAATGATTTAAGAATTAATCTACAATAACCATATAATGACAATGACATTAAACCTATTAAGCGACTCATATATATCTCAACTAAAATTTTTTGAAAACAACAAAACTCGAGATTATAACGAGTGGTTGATTTTTCTAAAAAAATTTAAAAATAAGGGAAAACAAGGTATTACAGGTTTGACACTAATCGACAATCAAAAGTGTGTCTTTAAAATATCTAGATATTTCAACTACACTATACTTAACGAATACATAGTAACTAACAGTTTAAAATCAGTAACACGATTTTGTATTAACTTTGTTAACACGATAGGGAGTATCAATTGTTTTTTTAACACAAGCCACGATACACAAGACAATCCTTTCATGCTAAAAGACAAACAATATAAATTAGAAAAAGAAATTATGTTAACAGAGTATATACCAACAGATAAACACTTATACGATTTGATTAGAGACAACACCATAAAAGATCAAATTATAATATCAGCTATCAAACAAGTTTTGTTGGCAATATTAATCGCACAAAAACACAAAAAATTCGTCCATTACGATTTACATTCTCTTAATATTTTGATGAAAAAATGTGATAAAAACTTAGTTATGCTATATGTATTAGATAAAGATAATCAGTTTAGCATACCTACATTTGGGTATTATCCAGTTATCATCGATTATGGATTTTCTTATAGTAGCGACTTACAAGACGAATACTTGTATTCATCTATGAATCATACACATGTTGGATTTAACAGTTATAGATTTGATGAGATTTCTGATTTCAAATTGTTTTTAATATCTATTAGTAATGAACTAACTAAACACAGAAACAACAGTGTTTATAAAAGCTTCCGAACACATGTATTGGATATATTTAAAAATTTAGATGTTGATACTAAGTCTGGTTGGGATTTGTCTTTAACTGATTCTTACAGAGAAAAAAGTATAACACGACAATTAATAAAAACACTAGATTACACTAAATCACGATTATTTGATGACTACACTAGTTACTGTATTGACATTATTCAGTCATTGATTATTTTACCGTTTGAGAAAACAAGTTATAAAAATATCAACAAACATTATAAAGATTTTATCGAACAATGGTTAATTATAGAAAATCAATTCAACTATGTACATTCTATTTACATACTCAAAATGATAGTAGATACCGCTAGAATTATGAGATCAGATTTTTTAAACAACAAACTAAAAAAATTTGTCGTTAATGAATTCTATAAAAATATAGTTAGCATAACACATGATTTAAGTATCTATTGTAACATTAAGAAACTTGATTGTGAAAAAATGCTAAGTTGTTTGTATAAGTTAGCAGATTGTATTGAGGGAAAGTTTTATAGTTTACTTAGAGACGAAATGGGTACTTCTACTCGATACGATTGTCAAAAACCGTCTCATATTTTTGCGATAGTCCATTCTACTTTAGTTGATAACTATAGATACACTGATAAGACAAAAATATTGGTTATTAACTCACTACACGAATCAAATAAGATAATAGATGTTGATAGAGATGAGGGAAAAATGATTAATAACCAACATAATGTGTGTAAAGGTACATATATATATGATAATCTTTATGATTGACTATGTCTGATTTAATATTTAAAAATTACTCTAAATATATAAATGATTGAAAAATTTATTAATTATATACATGACAAAGACAAACCATATATAATTTTTGATATAGGTTCTAGAGATTGTCAGCAAAGTATTGAATTTTATAAAACATTTCCAAATGCAAAAATATATGCTTTCGAGTGTAACCCAAATACTCTAGAATTATGCCAACAAAATATAGTTTGTTATCAAGACAGAATTACATTAATAAAAGGTGCTGTTTGCGATTATGATGGAAGTATAACTTTCTACCCAATTAATCAAGAAAAAACAACAACAACATGGAAAGATGGTAATCCTGGAGCATCATCTTTATTCAAAAGTAATGGGAAATATACGATTGAAACTTATGTTCAAGATGAAATTACTACAAATTGTCATCGATTAGATACTATTATGAATAAATATAATATTCCTTGTGTTGATATTATTTGGATGGATTTACAAGGTGCTGAATTATTGGCTTTGAAAGGATTAGGAAATAAATTGTCTTGTGTTGAATATATTTATACAGAAGTTTCTCATAAAGAAATGTACACTGGACAAGTGATGTACAAAGAAATTAACGATTATGTGACTAACAATAATTTTTCAATTTTGAATAATTTATCTTTTCATGGATGGCAAGAAGATGTGATTTATAAAAAAAATTCTAGTAGAGACTTGAGTTATCAAAATAATATTGATCTAACACATTTTAAATATAATAAATATTCTCAAAGAGGACATGATGGAATCATAGAAAAAATTATGACAGAATTAAACATAAAAAATGGTTTTTTTATTGAATTTGGTGGAATATATTTATCAAATTGTAGAAATTTATTTGAACAAGGATGGAATGGATGTTTCATAGAAGCAGATCAAAACAAATATTCAGAATTAGTAGCAAATTATAAAAATAGTAATGTGATATGTTTAAACAAATTTGTTTATCCAATATCATTAGAAGGTGACACACTTGATAGCTTATATAAACAATATATGAATGATATTGAAGTTGATTTACTATCCATTGATATAGATGGTAGGGATTATGAAATTTTTGAAAATTTAAATTTAAGACCAAAATTAATAATCATCGAAGGCGGATTTTTGTTTCATCCTTGTTTAAGATCTAAAATACCATATCACATTGCCAAAAATAATGTACAACAACCATTATATGAATTGTTTAAACTAGCTAAAATCAAGAATTATGTACCAATTTGTTTTAATCAAGACACCTTTTTATTAAGAAAAGATTTATACGAAACAAACACGATTTTCCAACAAATAAATAATGATTGTGTTTCTTTGTGGTCATCAGCATTCTTTAATATATTTTCTGAAAATGATAGATTATGGTTACAAAACTATAGAAAACAACATGATGTAGTTAAGAGATATGAACATAATTACTATCTAGATATTGAGCATTCATTATACAATATTTTTGATATAGTGATACCAGTTGGACCAAATGATAAATCAGTTATCGAACAGCAAATAACATACACAAGAAAAAATATAATTGGTTATAGAAATATATATTTGATTTCTTACGATCCATCAATAACAATTGATGGATGTATTACCATTAACGAAAATATTTTCCCATTTAATATAGAAACAGTTGCGAAATATCACGGAAAATTACAGAGGAATGGATGGTATTTACAACAATTATTGAAATTATATGCAGGTAAAATAATTCCAAATATTTTAGACATGTATTTAGTAATTGATAGTGATACATTTTTCTTGAAACCAACTACTTTTGTAGAAAATAACAAATGCTTGTATAATTACGACACATTATACCATGAACCATATTTTAATCATATGAAAAAATTAGATAAAAACTTAATTAAAATGGATACAAACAAGTCTGGTATTTGTCATCATATGATGTTTGAAAAAAAATACATAGATAAACTCATTTCTACAATTGAAATAAATCATAATGATTTATTTTACAATATATTTTTAAACAAAGTAATAGATAAAAATGATTCTGGTGCTTCAGAATATGAAATTTATTTTAACTATATGTTGAAGTATAACCCTGATAAAATACAATTTAGAAAATTAAATTGGGAAGACACTAATATACTAAACACAAATAGTAATTTAGATTATATATCATATCATTGGTATATGCGATAAAGCAAACATTTTTAAAATAAATTTGAAAATAATATAAATATTATTTTCAAATTAACAATGAGTATCAACAAAGAAATTCAACTTGGACTATGTTGTTTAAATACTAAGCTAAGAGCACAAAAACCTAGTGTGTTTTGCTCAAGAAAAATAATATTAAAAACTTTTGAAACCAAGGGAGTAGACCACTTAAAAGATAAAATAAGACAAAATTTAAAAGATGTTTTAACTATGATGGAATGGAACGAACTAAACGGAATTAAAGTGTTTAGATTAAGCAGTGAATTGTTTCCTCACAAATCAAATCCTAAAGCACCCGACTATACTTTTGATTTTGCTATAGACTTACTTAAACAAATAGGAGAAAAATCAAAACTACTAAACCAAAGATTGACTTTTCATCCAGGTCAATACAATGTAATAGGCACACCAAATCAACAAACATTCGAAAAAACTTGTTTAGACTTAAAATATCATGCTGATGTGTTAGATTTAATGGAATTAGACCAAGATTCGGTAATGGTTATTCATGGAGGAGGCACTTATAAAGATAAACAACTCACAAAAGATAGATGGTGTCAACAATTTGAAATGTTACCAGAAAATGTTAAACAAAGAATTGTATTAGAAAATTGCGAAAAAAGTTTTTCGATCATAGATTGTTTAGAGATATCTCAAAGAGTAAATATACCAGTCGTGTTTGATACTCATCATTTTGAATGCTATAAACTACTACATCCTGATGAAGTATTTCAACAACCAGAATTCTACATTCCACATATTTTAGAAACATGGAACAACAGACAGATTAAACCCAAGTTTCATGTAAGCGAACAAGGGTCTGGAAAGTGTGGACATCATAGTGATTATATCGAAACAATACCTGACTATTTACTTGAAATACCGGAAAAATTTAATCAACACATAGATATTATGGTAGAGGCAAAAATGAAAGAACAGGCTATATTTAAGCTTTACACAAAATATCCACACCTAAATTGTAAACTACAAGATAATTAATAATTTATTTAAGTATATTTACTATTAAAATAAATGACTGATAACACACAAGAATTATTTAATCAACAAAAACAAGAAATTTTTTATCTACTCAAAGAAATGTTAAGTTGTTCTAAAGACAA